ATGCATCGAGTGAAGCAGTTATTAGGTGGGCGATTAAGTCTGAGAAACTACAATGCTCAGGTTGGTGAAACTTACGCCATGATTAAAGCGCTGAACAAACTTACAGGGNAAGTTGTTGTATAAGAATCACTCAATTACAGGCGGTTTGGTCCTCTGAGCGAATTACGCAACAAAGCCACCTTCTTCTAAGAAGACTGTTTTTTATTTCAATTTTACTTAATTTCGTAATTTCCTATATTGCTATACGATATAGAACCTTAAATCTTTGATTAATAAGGTTCTATATTAGGTATTTTATGGTAAATACAAATTATGTTTAATCATGAATCAGAGCNTCGAGACAGAAACAATTCACTTAGCGCTATATGCCATTTAACATAACGTACATAATGCGCACTTGGCTAAGGCTTCCGTAGGGCTGCCAATCCACAAAGCTAAGCCACCGCAAACCATTGAAATACTTGTTAATCCTAGCCCGTTAAACTTTTTTGCGATCGCTGCCCATGTTTGCTGGGCTTCGTAGCTTTTAGCTCTATCCATAGCCAAACCAATCAAAGCTTTTTCTTTATCTTCTCCTACAGCATCAGCAAGCATAAGTGCTTGTTGTTCTTTGAGAAAGTTACGGCCTTTTCTTATATCAGTTAGCATTTGTGGGCTTACACCCAAATCATGCGCAATTTGTTTGTACTGAACATAGTTCATCTGCTTTTTGTAAGCGTCAATGAGCTTGTTTGTATACATTTTTAAATCCTCGGCTTTTCTTCCTTTTAACCAATCATAGCCCATCAGCACGTAAATTGGCGTATTTACAATATGTAAATTTACATATTAACTGTACGTAAATTTACATATTGACCGCCTCGGCTCTGGGCGTTTGCCCTTGACGCTTTCGCGCTTGGCCTTGGCGGTCGCTCTCTCAAGTTAACTGGTCAAGGTGGTTAATATGGATTTAGCAATATCGGCAGTCGTTATTCTCATCGACACAAAACACGGTCAACGCTTCTTTTGCAGATTTGGTAAGTCTGGTTGCGTTCAAACAGCTTGGTCTCTCGCTGGTGCGGAGTTGTTTTTGAAGGACGACGAACGCATTGAGAAAACAAAACAACGCCTCGAAAGCAAGAACAAAAAGTTCAAGCTTCACCATGTCTTTATGAACCAAATGCCAGTCATGGAGGATTGATCATGAAAGCTCAAATCGTTCTCTCATCTGGCGCTTATCCTGTGTTTTTAAAGTCAGTTTTAAAAGGTGACATTGTCACCACCTTTGACCAGAAACACGCCCTGACACTGCCCGACTCGACCGCTAAAAAGCTGCTTCCTATGGTGAAGCGCCGTTGGCCTGTGGCTCAACTCTCCTACTCTTTGGGCGCGTAATCATGGACAGCGTGTATTTCGACAATGAGCCAGCACACGGGATTAATGCCTATTTCCCTTGGGGCCATCGCTACTTCAAGCATCAAGCGGAGTTTGAGCAGTTTCTTGCGGCTCACTATCCCGATGACGCTTACCAGCTCGTCGAAATCACCGATGAAAACTATCAATCACTACTTTTAAAGGGGGTCTTTCATGCTATCTGACGAAATTCGCCCTGTGAAAATTGACCACTTGGCGTTTACGTTCCCGTACTCATCGTTGCGCCATTTGGACAAATCCAATGAGCAAGACTTTATCAACTTGCAGTTCCCTGAGTATCGCGAACCGTTGGCCTTTTCACCGGAAGCGATTGAAGCGGCAATGGCTCGTCATAAAGCCAAAGTATCTAAGATTCTGTTCCATCGTTTGGAAGAGTTCTTGGAAAAGGTATTCGGTTTCATCATGTCGCCGATGCGTGGCCGTGGTTTACATGGCTATGAAGATTCCGCGTTAATCCTCGATAAAACACGCACCGTTGAGTGCGGCCTGATTGGGATTGGCGGCAATAACAATACCATTTTCATTCAGATTAACGGCACGGGTTGCACCAAGCTGTTTGATCACATCACGCACACCAAATTGCATTGGTGGTTATCAACGATTCTTGGCATTACGCGCTTAGTTCGCTTGGACTTGGCCGTGGACGATTACACCGGAATTTTCGACTGTAAGTATGCGCAAATGTGCTTTTATGAGGGGGCATTTCGCACTGCTCCAAAGGGTCGCTGCCCTTCAATGGTTCCTCATAAACGCATCACGCAAAGCGGTGAATTACTCGAAGAAGCCACCATTGTGGGCTCGCGTTCTTCGCTGGTTTATTGGCGTGTCTACAACAAAAAGCTTGAGCAAAAAATCACTGACCCTGACGTGGTTTGGTATCGCAACGAAGTGGAACTGAAAAAGTGCGATATCGATATGCTCGCGGCGCCTGCTTCGGCCTTCTCTGGCCTGTGCGACTTTGCCGCCAGTATCGAACCTGCGGAGCCTGTGAAGTTTTCCAAGAATAAGAAAGCAGTCGGTCTTGAGTTCTTTGGCCGTATTGCTTGGACTCGTCGCCAATGCGGAAAGGCATTAGCGGAAATTGTCGCAATGACGGAGGGTGATTTGGGCGAAGCATTCGGCATGCTCATTCCCCCTAAATGGAGACGTACGCACTTCGACGAACTCGGAGTTCCGGACGCTTATAAATCACTGAAATATCAAACTTTGGAGTCAAGGTAACATGGCAACTATCACCGGAATCGTTATTAAAGGTTTCCCCAAGTCGGGAACTCAAATCGCTGAACTGAGCGTTTTACGTCCTGTTGAAAACGTCAACGCGGAGAAGTTCAACCAACATGGCATCGGTTTTAATACCGATATCCCCTACAACAAGCAGCCGCTTAAAGTCTCTTTGGACTACGCAAAGCAACTGATTGAAACACGCGCGTTTCTTCCAAACCGTGACTATGAAATCAAGTTCGGCAGCAATCCCGATGATCCATTGGAAGTGTTGGTCACTCAAATTGTGCCGGTTGATGAGGATGTAAAGAAATACATGGCTCAGCAACTCGACAGCAAAGTGAGTAAGTAAACATGAGTGATTGTGTGATTGCTTATAACGGTTACTTGATGCTGGCGCCTCAAGGTTTTGACTGCACTTACACAATCATCACCCCTTCTGAACTTGAGACGCTACGCAATCAATCTCTCGGTTCGGTAACGATTGACCCTGAAATCTACACCACAGTAAGCGGCTATTTGTTGTTGTCGATGCTGTCGGGTCACATTCTGGGTCGCATTGTAAAAACCCTTGGGCGCGGTTAGCCCTTTATTAACTCAGTTGGAGAATATCCTATGAAAAACCTAGCAAAAAAAATCGGTATCGCAGTTGCGGCCACTCTTGCCACTTCTAGCGCCTTTGCAGATACCTCTGCGATTGCAACCGCTATCAACGGTGCGGTGACGACTGGTCAATCAAACTACAGTCTTGTGGTTGTTGGCCTGATTGGTCTCGCTGCGTTGGGCTTCGGTCTGAAAATGATTGTCGGCGCGATGCGCTAATCGTATGGCTGAGCTCGTAACAAACGTCCTGTCTGTTCTCTTTGGCCTGTCCATGGCGGGATGTTTTGTTTATGGCTTCTATACAGGTATCAACGCCTCTTAATTGGGGCGTTTTTTCTTGAGGGGATAACAATGAGATTTGCGATTAACTTCTCTTGCTGCTTGCTGGCAACCCTCGTCCTATTTCTCTTCTCTTTTGCTTCTTACGCTGAACAAGTTTGCGAGGTGGGCAACATCACGTCTACGCAAATTTGGAGCGGTCTAAAATATGGCAATAGGCCAAATCTTTGTCTGCTCGGTTGCGAGTATCGTATTTATAGTAGTGGTGTTTCTTCTTTATGCTTTGCGAGTAGTGGCGATTGTGGGGGACGCTTTATTTCCACTGGTGGTGCTTGTACAAAAGACGGTCTTTATTTTGGTGGTGAGAAACCCAACGAGAAACCACAACCGCCCACGAATCCGGATTCCGACCCTAACAGCGCATCACAAGCTAAATGGGCGAAAGAGAACTTTTCTTGCTCTCCCGCCAATGATGGTAAGTTTGATTGCACTGGCCTTTCTCATGCGTTTGCAAAGCTCGATACCTCGACCTCTGACAAGATTGACCGACAAACCTATGACCTATTACTTAAGCTCGACTCTCTGACCTTGAATATGATGAACGAAGTCAGTGCATCCGATGAGAACCTAAACAAAAACCTTTCAAAAGTCAGTGGCGAAATTGCAGCCTCTAACGATGAAGTCAACAAGGAAGTGAAAGCCCTTGCGACCAGTTCTAATGAGAGTAATGAGGCAACCCAAAAGCAGCTCGAAGAGATCAAAGCGGAAGTCGATAAACTCTACCCTTACCTTGATAACGACTTGCTCGATTACATTTCTAACCAATCGCAATTCTTATCCCGTCAAATCATGTCTGAAGGCAGCCAAACCACAGAGCGTGTTGAACGCACCGTAACGGAAAAAATAAACCCGATTTTATGGGCGATGAATTCCAACCAAAACACGCTTGAGGCGAACCAATCCAACCTCAAATCCCAAGTGGGCAGCGTAAACCGCAACCTAAACACCAAATTCAACGCGCTCAATAAAAATGTCGATGGGATGGAAGCCTCTATGAACTCACAGTTCGGAGAGTTGAACGCCAAAATTGATGCATTGGAGTTGGGCAATGGTGGCAATCAAGACGGGGTTATTGGTGCGGTTAACGCGGTCGGCTCTAAGATAGACGGTCTTGGAACTAGCCTTGGCAATATTGGCGATCAACTTGGTGAAATGTCTGATTTGCTCGGCGGTAAGGGCTTGAACAAAGGCGAACACGATTCACTGGTGAAGTTCAATGAGCTGCCCCTCTATCAAGAGTCTGACATCACCAAGCTCAATACCGAAGTCGAAGAGTTGAAAAGCCAGTACAACCAAAAGGTGCAAGACTTTAAGAGCTTGTTCTCTTTTAACGCCAGCTCGCTCACCAATGGCGAGTTTGTTGAGCACACCTTAAATTTCTCGTTCGCTAACGGGGGAAATCTGAGCGCTACTTCTTCGGTCTTTCCTGCGCTGGTTCGTAACTCCGGCACCATCAGTGCGGTGATTTTGTTTATCGCGGTCATTGCTGGCCTGCGCGTTGTTATGGGAGCCAAAGACTAATGCAACTTATCCTCGATTTCTTAGCGTTTCTTAGCAGCATTGGCGACACGTTCGTTGAGTTCATCACGTCGATTCCGGACTACTTTCATCAGTTCTTTGTCTATCTCAACGCGTGGTACGTCAAGATTAAGTTCTATTTCTTCATCATGTCGTTGCAAATGGCCTATGACACGGCGGTGTATCTGCTCAATGACATTGGTTTTAATCAAATGATCTCTTCTTCGTTTAACGCACTGCCTAGTGAGCTGCGTTACTACGCGTTTCTTTTCAAGATACCGCAAGCGATTTCGATTTACTTCAACTGTTTAGCAACGGCCTTTGTGCTGAGAATGACAAGGTTTTAATCATGGCCATCTTCATTAGAACAGGCGCGAACGGCTCTTATAAATCGGCTTATACCGCCTACTTTGTGATTTACGAAGCCCTGAAAGCGGGTCGCGTGGTCGTCACCAATATTGAAGGCATGCAGCCGCTTGAGGTGATAGAAAAGCGCTTGAACATCCAGTTCCCCTCCACTACTCGCTTGATCCGTATCTTTAGCCGTGACCAAGACGGCATCGAGCTGTGGCAACACTTTTTTTGTTGGTGTCCGCTTGGGGCGTTGATTGTGATAGATGAGTGCCAAGATATTTTCTCTAAGAACGTCGGCTTTCGTATCGATAAAGTGATGTATCGCCCTTTGTCTGAGTTCCTCGATAAGTTGCCGCCTGACTATGAGAGTTTCTTCTACTCACGCTATACCCCTGCGGATATGTCCAACCTTGATGCTGGCGAGGTCGATGATAGAGGTCGCGCTGAATATGATGATCAAGGGAGGATCATCTATCCCTTATCCTTTAACGAAGGCTTTCAACGTCACCGTAAATATAACTGGGATATTCACTTGCTCTCACCTGACTGGGGACAGATTCAAAGTGAAATTCGCGCACCTTCCGAAGAATGCTTTTTCCACAAAGGCCGTGACGCTTATTTCTGGGCGAAACGAAAGCCTTACATCTACAAACATCAAAAGAACGTCTCAACGCCGACCATCCCCAAAGGAAAAGATCCAAACCTGACCAAGCAGAAAATCCCGCTTGAGGCGTTCTTGCTCTACAAGTCCACATCCACAGGTATTGCGCGTGATTCTGGTGCAATGAACATGTTATTTCGCAATCCTAAAATCATGGGCGTTATGGTTTTAGGCTTGCTCTGTATGGGGTATTTCATCTATGCGCTATCCAATTTGGTTTTTGGTACTTCTAAGACGGTGGCGAACGCGGCCACGCAAAGCACTGAGATTGCCGTTTCTGGTTCGGCCTCTGGGGTATCTGCGCAAGGGGCTCAAGTTGATCCTACTTTACATCCTAGTGGGAACGGGAATACGGTTACTTCTGTTTCCAATCGTCCATCTACTCGGATAGACGACATCAAGCAGATGCTTGGCCTTTACGATATTCAAACGCTCTACTACACGGGACACACCACCAAGCAAAACAAGGACGGCTTTTACTTCTATGTCACGCTTGAGGCGAAAACTCCGGAAGGCACCTATTACTTGAATGACCGATTCTTAAAGGCCAATCAAATTGCTTACGTGCATTACGATGATTGCTTGCTCAAGCTGACGAAGGAAGCGGTAAGCCTGAACGTGTACTGCAAACCGATGGCGCGTGATGTTGTCCAGGAGAGAAAACCCGAAACGGCCAGTGTACAACTTGGCCCACTATTTTGAGGAAACACTATGGAACTGGAACCCCTCGTAATCAGCGCTGACGACTTGGCCACGCTGCTAGAAGCCGCCTACTTTTACAACCTGCTCGCCGTCTTGGGCGGTCTGTTCGTCTACGATACGCTAAGAAGCTGTGTTGGTTACGCGGTCACTGAATACAAGAAAAGACGCTCATTGCCAAGCCCTTCGATAAGAGTTCCCAAATCTGAGCGGCCTTGCATTGAGGAGCGTTATTATCTAGCTAAGTTGCTTCGACATCCTAGATTTAATGATATTTTGTGTTATTCACTTAAAAATCATTTATTATTGAATAATATCGAGATGACAAAAAGTTATCAAAAAACACATGTCAAGAATTGA